AATCCTCATCAAGTGTGAGGATTCCTTCAGCGGAGATTCCCTCTTCGTTTGCAATAACGAAGAATAAATCTTTTAAACCGTTTTCATATTTCATAATACTTTCCCTCGCCCCCCTTTAAGGACTAATGTTAATTATGGCATTCGGGATAATACCATAATGTAAATTTAAATTATGTTAGTGGCATCACCACTAACGATTTCTGAGTCACAAACAATCTCATATTGACAAACATTAGCGTTTCCTCTAACTATAGCGAAATCTATAACTCTCGCTACATCACTAACGACAGCGTTTCCGAGTACTTTCGCCGAATCTCCAACGACGGCGAAGTCGCAAACATTTGCGCTGCCACCAACGATTGCGTTACCGCAAACATTTGCGTTGCCCTGAACTATTGCGTTGTGGCAAACTGTTGCTGAATCACGAATGATAGCATTACCAAATATTTGAGCGTTACCGCAAACTTTTGCGTTGTGGTAAATCCATGATTCAAAATCATGGGATAAGTTGTTTTCATGTTCCACGTAGCCACCCAGATCTCCCTCCTTTACATCAAAAAAACTTCTTACCGCTTTAATGCGGTAAAGGGTCTTGCCGTTGACGATGATCGTCTCATCTGTCATCACGTACTTTTGTTTTGTTGTAGGAAATAGATTATTCATAACACAATCCCAAGCCCTCCTTTAAGGACCAAATGTTAATCATCACCAAACGGGATCTTTAGTGATGATGTGATATAAATTTTAATTGGATTATCCTCTAAGACCTTCACAGTATTCATAACCTGAACAGTTGCTACAAAAGTCGCACAAGTAACAACAGTGACACAATCTGCAATCATCGCACAAATTGCACGATTTGCACAATTTGCACGAGTTAATCGATATACAAGAGTCGCAAGCATAACAATTACTACAAGATACGCATGATTTGCACCATTTACTCGATATACAAGAGTCGCAATTGTAACAATTGCTACAAGATACGCAAAAGTAACAATGGTTACACGAGAAACAAAATTCACACGATATGCAATTCATACAGTCATAGCAATTCCAACAGCCGGAATTACTTTCATTTTGAGTTTGATAATCTGGATGTTGGGCAGCGAATTCTTCGCTCACACCGTTAAGACTTTTATCTTCTCTTTCTAGAAAGAGACGAAAGGTTTTAAAAATTCTTGTTTCCATATTTAATCCCTCGCCCCCCTTGTAGGACTAATGTTAATTATGGCATTCGGGATAATACCATGATATAAATATAAATGCCTACTCTATTAAAGGGTTTTCGGTATCCCCCATAGGTGGCTGGATAGGAATCAAACCTATCTTATAACCATTCAGCCACAATATCACTTATTTCAAAGTTTTGAAACTTGGTTTGTTACATAAGTAGATATCTAACAGTTCATCATAAAGATATATTATATACTCACAGCCATCATACAAGGCTGTGGTGTTAAATTTCCACATCCATTTTAATGTGGAAAAAATTATTGTTATAGGAATAACAATTCCTATACATAGAATTCCAAAACTTAAAAAAACAAATCCAATCATTATGTATTTAAATACATAAATAAGAAGATTTACGAAGAATTTAAAAATATAAACCATAACTTAATCCCTATGCCCCCCTTGTGGGACTAATGTTAATCATCACCAAACGGGATCTTTGGTAATGACATAAATATAAATGTGCTGCACTTTGGTAGGGTGGCAACTTAACCCCTATATATTTATTTATTGTGTCTGTATATTATGGATGTACTTACATATACTATCAGAAGACACTTGACAGACAACATCAAGTAGCACACCTTGTCTTCTGTTAGGTCTTCAGATGATTGAGATGTACTTAGACATACATCATCATTAAAATATTATATATTACTATATATAATAGACCCACCTGAAAATTTCACTGGCGAATACAGGTGGGGGGCATTTCCCCATTCGTGGTGATCGCACACCACTCCACATACAAGGTATACGCATTTATTGAATATACGCATTTATTAAATATACGCATTTATTGAATATACGCATTTATTGAATATTTATACGCATTTATTGAATATCTATACTTATTTATTTAGTATTTATTAATAAATTTAAGGAGCTATTGAGAAATTAAAAAAAAGTATTATCTTTGCTTTTAAAAAAAGGAGGAAAGGATGTCTTACAAAGATAAGAAGAATGTAGAAATAGAGAATGAGTTAAGTGTAGAGTTAGGCTTAGATTTATATACGATACGAGCTGTTTTGGGTGAATATTTTGGACAGATGAAGGATTATGAGCGAGGTATGTGTATAGGGTTAAATCAGGAGCGTAGGGGATTTTGGTTCATAGGTTTAGGTCAATTATGTGAGCAATACAGGGAGTTTCATGAATTAAATAAGGGGGGATCAATAGAAGATGTTATTAGTTAAAGAGGAGAATGGTGGCTTAAAGGCGAGTGAATATACCTTAAGCAGTGTGTATTGGGACAAGCAATATAAGGAGCGAGGTATAAAGTATTTATTGTGGGTAGAGTATAACAGTAGTGTTTTGAGTTGGAATGTCTATAGGGGATATTTAGAGGATCGTTGTCAACGAGTAAACAATGATTTGGGTGTATCTTTTAATATAGAAGAGGAGCGTGAGAGTATAGAGCGCTATAAGGAGTTGGAGCGAGGCAGAAGCATGTTGATAAGTAGTTATGATAATATATTAAAGAGCAGGCATACCTTAGAGCGTTTCATATCTAATGATATGGATTTAACAAAGGAGACGAAGAGTGGCAGTCCGTTATATAAGCCTAAGGATGTAACGAGTGCTTTATTAGAATTAGAGAAGATAAATGATATGATTTTACGTATTTGGAAGAAGATAGAGGTAGAGTTTGACGAGTCGGGTAAGCGACTTGAGAAGGGTGATTTGAATGAGTTTACGGATTAATAATAGTTAGGAAAGAGAAATAATAATAGATATGTTATTTAAAGAGGAAGATGTACGAGGAATTTTAGCTTCTCGAATTAATTTTGAAGAACATGGCTATTACTGTAATTATAATTTAGGGAGTTTAGATTGGAAGAATTTTTGGAGGGAGGAGCGTTCCCGATGTTTGAATGGATATGGATATAATGGATTGCGAGTAACGGGGGATTATTATTTTTATTTAAACTACTGTCCATTAACTCGAGCGATATTAGATTCAAATGGGGAGTATATAGAGAGTGGTGAGGGTTTTGCGGATTTCAGGGATAGTGATTATGAGTTTTACTGGCATAGGGAGATACAGCGCTATGGATTAGAGAAGACGTTAGAGCGACATGGTTTATCTGATGAATCTTCTATAGGGTTGTATTTAGAGATGAAGGAAGAGTGTAAGCAGGGTGGATATAATATGGCGGTTGGTAAGGCAAGACAAACGGGTTGGAGTTATAAGATGGCGGGTATAGCTGCAAATAATTACTATCATAGGAGAAATAGCAGGACTGTGTTTATGGGATTTGATGATACGTATATCTTATTATTATTTGAGAAGTTTCGGGTAATGAAAAGTTTTATAGATGCGAATACGCCATGGAATCACAGGAATGATTTTAAGAATAGGTGGAGTGATTATTATATAAGAGCGAGTAAGAAGGTTTATCATAATAATGGTAGTGTAACAGAGGGTGGTTATAAGAGCGAGGTAGTAGGAATAACGTTTGGTGGTGATTATATAAATGCAGCACGAGGATTGACGTTTTATGATGGAATAATAGATGAGAGTGGTGCGTTTGGTTTACCGGGTAATTTAATTTCAGTATGTACGATATTGGATAATAGTTTACGCGCTGGTAAATATAAGACTGGGATGTTAACGATATTAGGTACGTCTGGTGATTTAACGAAGAGTAGTTATGATTTATCCGCTATTCATGCGTCTCCCTTGACGTATGGTTTTATGGGTGTCTATGATAAGTGGAATCCTAATAATGAGGGTAAGATAGAAGGATTATTTTTCCCACGACATTGGGGTTGGTTGGGATTTTATGATAAAGCTGGGAATAGTGATTTAGCTAAGGCAATGGATTATGAGCTGTCAATAAGGGAAAAGATGAAGAATAATGGTGCGAGCGCAGCCTTATTACGGAAAAGGATGCAAGAGGATCCATTAAATAGTGCAGAAGCATTTGGGGTAGTTGGTGATAATATGTTTCCTACTATAGGTATAAGTAATAGATTACAGGTATTAAATAAGGACAAGCTACATGAGAAGCGAGGTAATGCAGTAACGTTGTATCGGGGAAATGGTAATGTAAATGTAAGGTTGTTGCCTGACTTTAATAATTGTATTATGGGATTATATGATAACCATGACAATATAAATGGTGAAGTTATTATATATGAGATGCCTAATCAATTATTAGGTCGTAATTATTATAAGATAGGTTATGACCCTGTACGACAGAGCAAGGGTTCTTCGTTAGCAAGCATACTTGTATTTAAGCCGCAAAGTACAGAGGTTTATGATGGAGATAAGATTGTGGCAGAGTTTATAGGAAGACGTGAGGACTTGGATGATATAGATGAGATTTTTGGCATGCTGTGTGATCTGTATAATAGCGAGGGGATGTATGAGAATGAATGTCCCGGCACATTAGCATACTTTACTAAGATAGGTAGATTAGATATATTAGCAAGTCAACCTGATGATGTAATAGGTAGGAGTATAAAGAATAGTAAAGTTAAGCGTATTTATGGGTGCCATATACCTAGTAAATTAAAAGAAAGTGGAGTAAGATATATAAATAATTGGTTACGCAGAGAATGGGGATTTGATCAAGAAGGTGTACCTATTTATAATTACGATAGATTATTAAGTAAGCGGTTAGCAGAGGAATTGTGTTCTTTTGATATGAATAAGGGTAACTTTGACCATATTTCCGCATTGATTATGGTAATGATACAATTAGAGAACTCTGATATCTTAGATGCAAGGAGAGATAGAAGTAATTCTAGTAATGAAGATATTAAAAAATGTTGGAATGTGTTAAAAAAATTATATGCTAATTCCAGATAAAAGATTATATTTGCAAAAAATAAAATAAAATGGTAAAGAAGAAATTTATAAGGAAAATGAGCCACGCTGAGTTGGCATCAACGGAGACAGAGTTAAATATGCTAAAGGTTGAAATAGATGGTTTAATAGAAAAAGTTGGCATATTACATCATAAGAGAAAGATGTTATTATCTGTATTACGAGAATATAACTGGATAACTTACGACCAAGAACGAGAAGATATAGAACAAAGTCTTGACCGTAGAATAGAAGAAGTAAAAGATAAGAAAGGGACTCTTAATGAAGCATTCCAGGCAAGAGTAGAAAGTAGTAACGTTGGAATGTCAAGCAATGTATTTGAACAAATAGTAGAAGATTATCAACTAAGACCTTTGCTTAATTTAGTAAATGGTATGTATGATGAAACCGATCCTGTTATATTAAGGATGAAGAAGATTTATAAGTTTTTGAAATACAATAGAAAAGAAATAGAAAAAGTATATAAAAAAATATCATCTCCAGAATTATCTAAACAGGAAGAGTTTAAGATAGTAGCAAAGCAATTAAAATACTGGATTAACTTAGATAGAGGTACTGAGAAAAGAATTTTGGAATTTGATATTATGGATATCCCAACGGGTGAAATATAACCGAGTAATATAAACACAAATTAAAATGAAAACCAAATCCCCTACTTCAAACATGTCAGGACCGAGCAGTAATAGTATTTATACTAAGACTATGCTGACAGCAGCTGAGAAAAGAGCAAATGATTTTGAGTGGTATAAGAATAATATAAATTTTCTTATATCATGTAGAAGTAATTATCATACGGTAGTATTTGATGAGAATAAGAAACCATTACGCAGGTATAACAAGATGAAGGTTAATTATGACTTATGTGATAATATTCTTAATCTTGATGACTTTGCTAATGTAGTAAAGCCTTATGGTATAGATATGGGTATGATGCCCGTTAATTTTGAAAACTATGATATTATAAGCAGTAAAGTAAATACGTTAAGAGGATTACAAAAACGTTATCCATTTAAGTATGTTATCCGAGCTACAAACACAGAAGCTACTACAAGACGACTTGAGAAAGAAAATGAATTGATGAAAGAAAGTCTTGAAAATATTATTATGGGGGAAATTGATCAGCAGCTTCAAGCACAAGTACAACAATTAGTAGAACAACAAGGCGGAAAGTTAAGTAAAGAACAACAAGAAGCTATTTTACAACAGGTAGCACAAGCCCGTGAAGTGATGACCCCTAAAGAAATAGCGTTGTATATGGAACGAGATTATAAGGATCCTGCTGAGATTGCAATGAATCATTTATTGGAATACTATAAAAAGAAACTAAATATATATAAACTTGTAAATGATTGTTTTGATGACTATATAAAAGTCGGTCGCGCAATTCTTTATAAGGGTATTTTTAATAATGAACCATCTCTTATTCCAATAAAGCCAATGCGTTTTTATTATGAGCTTAATGATACAAGTAATTTTATTGAAGATGGTGAATGGTGTATAGCTGAATATCGTATGTCAACAACGATGATAGCTACTTTGTTTGGAGATGAGTTAAAACAAGATGATTTAAAAGAATTAACAGAATATGGAGATAAGTATAACACAGAATTAAATTATCTTCAAAATCCATTATACTATGCGGAATTTGAAGAAGAAGACGATGATGCTGCTGTTAATGATAAACTATCCGTATATCATGGATGTTGGAGAGGATTAAGGAAAGTAGGCTTTGCTAAAATAACCGATATGATGAGTGGAGAAACACAAGTCATGATGGTTGATGATAGTTTTAAACCTGAGGTTTTAGGTCCTATGCAAATTGAAGTTGAATGGAGATGGATTCCAGAGATATATGAAACGTGGAAAGTGAAAGATAAATATTTCCGTATGCGACCTGTTGAAGGACAGTTTAAAGATATTGATTCTATCTATGATGTTAAACTTCCATATATTGGAGTTGTGCAAAATAGCAATAGTGATCGTATTGTATCTGTTGTAGATAGATTAAAACCATATCAGTATATGCTTGATATATTAATGTTTAGAATTAATATTGCGCTTAGTAACGATAAAGGAACTAAACTATTACTTAATTCAAAAGTGATGGTTAAGGACGATGCAGAAACACCGGAAGAGTGGCTGGCAACATTTAATTCAACTGGTATTGGCCTAATAAATCCTAATGATTATGATGGTGCTGGTGCTAATGATTTAGCAAGTGTAGCCAAAGTTCTTAATATGAATGGCACACCAGATATGAATGGATATTTAAAAATAGTAGACTATTTAAAAGAAATGGCAAGAGAAGCTTCTAATATACCACGTCAATTAGAGGGGCAAATGTTTGAAAGAGATGGAGCCGCTGTAACATCGCAAGCAATACAACAAAGTTCAGTTGCTTTATATAGTATGTTTGAACTCTTTAATCAGTTTAAAACAAATATTATAAAATACCTTATTGAAGATATTAAGATTTGTTATAGAAGTATATCTGAAGTAACTAAGAGTTATATGACTGATGATATGGATGAAGTTTATTTTACTGTTAATGGAGAATTATTAGATAATGCTACTTATGGCTTATTTGTAGAAGATGCAAGTATGTCTGAAGATATAAAGTCTAGTCTATATCAACTTATTCATGCATCATTACAAAATCAAACTATTGAGTTTAGCCGTGCTATAGACTTACTTGAACAGAATAATATAACAGAAGCAAAAGAATTGCTTGCACAGGCTGAAGCAGAAAGAAGAAAAAGAGAAGATGCTATAAGACAAGAAGATTTCCAACAAAAGCAACAACTTTTACAGATGGAAATGGAATCTAAACAGAAAGAACATGAAATGAAATTAAAAGAGATTTTGTTAAAAGAAGAAGAAAGAAGAAAAACAGAATTAGCTAAACAGGCATATCTTGGTGCAAGTTATAATCCAGAAGCTGATACTAACCCACAAAATAACATTAACGATTATTTTGAAAGAGCTACTATGGAATCTAATAGAGATTATGAGGCTGAAAGAAAAGAACGTGCTCGCAAGCAAGAAGAAATTAATCAGTATCGACAACAACAGATAGAAAATGAATCTACTCGCAGGGAAGATGCTGAAGAATAATAAAACTTAACTAATAAATTATGGAATTGGTTAATATGATAGAAACGTCTGATTACTTTGCAAATCTTGACAATTGGGAATTGAAACCGGAATTAGATTTAATAGGTGACGAGGATGTTGATTCAAAAAATAAAATTGAACATTTAATATTATCAATGACATTAGATAGTAGAGTTAATTACGATTAAACACAGATAGGTTATTAGGACTACTTATATCGTAGTCCTATAGACACCTATCACTAAAAAAATAAAACCATGAAAACAGTATTAGAATTTATTAAAACAAACATTAAATTAATCGGATGGATTATTTTAATTTTATCAGTATTATTTCTTGTGATGTCCACTTGTAGTAGTTGTAAGTCATACAATGCTCTCAAGCTCGAAAATGCGCAAAAAGATGTATCTATTGGACAATATCAAGAACGAGAGAAGAATTATCAATATCAAATTAAAACTCTTAATGATACATTAGTAAAATCAACAGGAAGAATTGAAGTGCTTGTAAAAGAGAATAATGATTTGCTTAATTCAAATTATAATCTAACAAAAGAAGTCTCCTCTTTAACAAAGGAAATATCTAAAAAGCAAGACAGTTTATCTATACTTATACCTATGGTAAAAGGATTGCCTAATGCTTTTATAATGATTCTTAGAGAAGATGTTTACGATGTAGATTATGATAAGGATAAAGGATGGATATACAAATACTAAAACTATAAAAAAATAAAACATGAATTTAGAAAAATTTACACACAATATTATTAAGACAGCCCGAGAACGTAGCATAGGTTATTGTGCTAAGAATGTAATAGAAGCATTAGAAGAATCTGATGGTATTATAACAAAGATACCATTATATCCAAGAGACTACGAACCGGTTTTGTTGGAGAATGATTATATTCCGCTTGTTGGATTAACTATTGATGATTATAAACCTGAAAATGGCGATATAATTATATGGCAGAAAAATAATTCAAGTAAAGCTGGACATATACAAGTTTATGTAAAAGAAAATGAAAGCTGGTATTCAGATTTTAAACAACATAGTATTTTTCCAAACTTTAAATTTTCTCACGTTTGGATTAATGGTGGTTATATGATATACAGACATGTAATCAAGTAAAACACGGTTACTAACACGTGTTAGTTGCAATACAAGAAAAGACGCTCCGTTGCAACTTTACTACCAGTGTCTTTTGTAAGTGAGCTAACAATTTTCTTTTCCCAAACGCACTTAAAATCATTCGGGGCATTATATTCACTTACATATATAATGTGTCCTTCCTTTGCCTTTTTTCTGCACCAATCCCAAAATTCGGTATGGTTAAAACTATTCTTGTATTTAGTAGTTCCTTCATAAGGTGGGTCGCAGTAGATTAAACTATTTTCAGGTATTTGTAAGTCTAAATAACTTTCATTTATCAATATTACACCTTGCAATAGTGGGCTTTGGTTTATTGCATTTTTATAGCTTTCGCTCACGTAGTCACGTTTATTCAAACCATCTCTACGCCAACCACCAAGCCATTTACCACCATAACTAAAAGCAAATCCTGCATAACCTTTGTATTTATAGTTATCACTTTTTCGCAATTCTTTATAGTCTTCTTCAGTAAACTCTTTGTTGTTTTTAGGCAAGTCAACTACACAATCTCTAATAGCAATCAAAGCATCTATTAAGTAAGGGTTAATATCAGCTCCAATTCTTTTACCTTGCACTTTGTCAATCATATTTGCGCCACCAACAAAAGGTTCTACCCAAGTTCGGTTCTCTCTTTTTTCTAACATTATCGGTAGTATTTCCTTTGCTATCCGATTTTTACTTCCCATATATTTCATAAAGTTTTGATTTTAAATAAAGTACTGCAACTAACAAAGGCTATAAAACATAGCGGTTGTAGTTATGCCCCATTTAAGGAGCCTTCGATATAACCTCGAATGTAATTTGATTTGGTAGTATTCCATTGCAAATATACACACTTGAAAACGGAGGGTTTAAACTCGGCTTTTGGTCTGTGTAGCTTTTGAAATAGCTTATTCGTTTATCAAAATACATTATTTCAAACTTGTTTTCTTTGAATAAATTGAAGCGTTTAGCACTTTCAAACAATCCAACTACACCTACAAGCATTGCAAAAGGTTTACCTATCTCAAATAGTTTTTTAAACACTTCAAATTTAAGGCTGTAAGGCGGGTTTGAAATAATGTAGTCGCATTGTGGCACTTCCATTTCAAAAAAATCAAATCCGTTTTCAATGTGTGTGTTTAAAACCTTATGTCCTTGTGCTACTAATAGCTTTACAAAGTTGCTATCTGTTGTATCAAATGGACACCATACAACGCTGTTAGGTTTTAAATATTTTAGCAATGGTAGTATTGCATAGTTTGGAGTATAAAACTCGTCATTTGGGTTTATTTCTCCTTGTCGTTCAGCTTTGTTTGTAATCAAATCAAATTTCATAAAATAAAGAATAAAAATGGGGCATAACGCACGTTATGTAATACATACAATGCAATTTTGTAAGTTAACTTAGTTTAGTTCTCTGTATTTAAATGTTTGTTATAATAGCACCGAAGAAAGATATTCTACCAAAATTGTCATAAATGCCAATTATTGGTAGAATGGGGTGTTTCTTTTTTTTTAGTTAGTTTATTGCCACTTATTATTAATATATTAAATGATGACACTTGCCATTTAAACTTGCCGAGTATGTGTGAGCAAAGGGTTGGTAAAAGCATATCCCCCCCCTACCCCCCCAGCTGAAGAGGTTACTACATCAACCCTATTTGGGTGTTTAGTAGGTTAAGCAGTTTTTAGGCCTTTTACACTTATGATACTTAGCATAAGTCGAATCTTATTCTCGGACCTTTATAGCTTTCTTCTTCACAATCCGGAACATACACATTATGCTCACTCGCCTCAGCTTCAGTTTATTTATTGTTCCACGCCTTTCATATCTTATCGTAGGAACTTATTCACTGACATCCAACTCGCTTCCTTGCTAAGAGTAAACTCTTTTTGTCGCTGGACGATCCCTATACGTTAAGCCGTATAATCTTTTTTCAACTATTACCATGATAAGTGGCAGTAGGTTTACCTATAAACAGAGATGAATAAGTGGCGCCCGTAACCACAATGACCCGACAGCACCACACTCTCTCTGTATTAAAATGGTCGTTGCAAATATAAATAAAAAAAATAATACAAAGATCATTTTATAAAAAAAAAATTGTATTTTTACACACAAATAAAACGTCTCATTCACCATTTGTTATAGCGCCTTTTACTTTGATAGAAACTTTAAATCAATAAAATGAATAGAATAGAAGATTCATTACAACAAGAATGTATTGTATTATTTAGATCTCAATATCCCCTTTTGTGGGAAAAGAGATTATTCTTTGCCGTTCCCAATGGACAAAAAAGAGAAGTAAAACAAAATAAAAATGGAGAATGGTATTGTCCTGGTGGAAATAGAAGTAAAGCTATGGGTGAAATGCCAGGTGTATCTGATATGATTCTATTGGTTCCAAATGAACAATACTCATTTTTATGTATTGAATTTAAAAAGAAAGAACTAGTTAGAGATAAAAATGGTAAACTTGTATGGAAGTATGGTGTGCAAACAAAAGAACAAAAAGAATTTCAAGCATCCGTAGAAGAAGTCGGTGGATTATATAAATTAATATATGAAGCTGATGTTTTTATGGAACTTATTAATACATATTTATCAACTAAAAAAATAAAATAATGGTAAACATTTCAAAAAAGAAAGTAAATAAAAAGAATTTACTACATGAAACAAAGCAAAGGTTAAGCCAATCAATGTACAATAATTATATTCTTGTAGAATATATTAAGAAGAAAGGATTGTATGAGGATTTTCTTAATTTTGTAAATGGTACTGAACAAAAAGTAGAAGTTGAGATTGAAGCGCTAACACCTGAAACAAAACAAAACGAACAAAAAGATGAAGTAAAAGTTGTAAAGAAAAAAACTGTAAAGAAAGAAGCAAAGAAATCAGCTACTAAAAAAACAAATACTTCCAATAAAAAAGCAGTTAAAAAGCCTATAGAATAGAATAGGTAAAATAAGCCGCCCTATCGGAAATAAAAGAATAAAAGATATAATAATTGTTTTTTATTAAATAATTATATTATTTTTGCAAGAGTTATTACATCGTAGAATTGGTAAAACTAAAATTTAAAAAAAATGGATGAGTTTTTATTTGATAATGAAGATGCAGATCTTCAAACGTTATTTGAAGGTGATTTGAAAGATGGCTTTATAGAAACAGAAGCAGAACAAGAAGAACCGTCTCTACCTGCACAAGAAACAGGTAGTGGTGTTGTTCTTAAAGAAGGTAGTGCCTTAAACGATTTGTTTAATGATGATAATGAAATAGAAGAATCGGAAGAGGTTATAACCGAAGAAGAGGAACAACAAGAAGAGGAGCAACCTGAAACAAAAAAGAAAGAAACTATAAAAGGCACCAAAAAAAATCAAGAGAATGATGAAGTTGTAGAACAAGATGTTGTTACATTTCTAAAAGGACAGGGATTGATAGATGTTGCAGATGATGAAGAAATCCCAGATGATTTAGGTGGATTCCTATTAGAAAAGGTTAATGACAAAATAAAAGCCAAAGTAAAAGAAAGTATTTCTGGATTAAGCCCATACACTCGTAATTTAATATCTTATGAGATAAATGGAGGAAAGCCAGAAGACTTTATAAAAAAGAATGAAGTTGGCAATGTTTATGATGTTTCTACAAAAGAAGGTCAAGCTATGTTCTTATATGATTATTATAAGAAGAAAGATCTTGAAGAAGATGAGATAGCAACGCAAATCAAATCACTTTATAAAGAAGGAAAGTTGCAAGAAGTTGCAGAAAAAGGATATGCGAAATATCTCAAAGAAGAAGAAATTAGGTTAAAAAATGCAGAGAAAGAACTTAATGAAAGAAATGAAAAAGCTAAAAAGTATTCATTAGAATATAAAAACAAACTCGAAGGAATTATAGAAGAAGGAAAACCATTAGGACAATTAAAGATTAATAAATTAGAAAAAAATGATTATATTAATTATATTAATACTCCTGTTAAACATGAAGATGGTGAAACCTCAACTATGCTTTATCGAGACTTACAAGAAATAATAAAGAACCCAAGAACGATGTTACAACTAGTAACATTATTAAAAAATAGAGATAAAGAAGGAAATTTTGATTTTTCATTTATGGAAAAACAAATAGAAACTAAAGTAACAAAAATGATCAAAACAAAACTAGACAACTCTTCAAAAACTAAACCACGCTCTATAGAAGATAATGTATCGGACATAACATTCGAGGAATGGGCAAAAACATTAAAATAACTTAATACTTACAATTATGGCAAAAAATTTTAAACCGCAATTACATCAAGCACCCAGCACATTCAATGGTATTGATGCGAAAGAGGTTGCTTTCTTTGGTCATTTTATTGGGAAGAATCCGCAAAAAGCTAAGATTATGCTTGATGCTTTGTTTAGCTCGCGCTCGTATGCTACAAAATATCCGGTATTTTCTTTGTTATCAAAGATCCCCCATGCAAAAAATCCAGAAAAAGCAGCTCAAATAGAATGGAAACTTCCAGTCTACAAATCATCTGGCTCGAAAATTATCGAAGAAGCATTACAGCTTAATCCGACAAAACCCGGATATGCATGTACCCCTATTCGTGTTATCGTAGATGAATGTGGATGGAAAGTTGGAGACAGTATCGGTCCTCGCTCAGCGGACAGTAGATATCGTTACCGTGTTACTGAAGGCCCAAAACAATATGGAGGTGGCTATATCATTACTGCTATGGCCTATGACGATGATAGAACTTTATTCCTTCCACATAAATACCTTGAAGAAGGTACAATCTGGTCAAAAGTAGAAGCATCAAAATATGCAGAACTTTCTACTGACTTTGGTTCAACCGAAGCAAGAGGCCCGCAATACGCTTCCCTTATGACTACAATGAACTACGTGAGAAAAGAATCAGGTATCATTTCTCGTCAAGCTTGGGAAGAAGATAAAATGTGGCAATTTGATATTCGTACTCAAATTGAGGGAAAAGAGAAAGTATTCTCCAGTATGCTTGCTTGGAAAGAAGCAGAGTTCTGGCATGAATATTTTAGCGAAATTGAACTTACCCTTTTATTTGGGCGTTCATCTTCTCACTTAAGAGACAGAAATAATAGAGGAATTGTAGCAGGACCCGGAATTGAACAGGTAATGTTGGATGGTGGATATGTTGCTGAAACATCTTCCATTACAACTAAATTCATTCGCGAGTTCTTTTTTGATCTTTATTTCGGGAAAGTACTTCCGCAAGAAAGACAAGACCTTTATTGTATTACAGGTGAAATTGGAAAAACCTTATTGCATGATGCAATCTATGGCGAAGTTAAAGATAGTGGAATTGTTATTCGTCTATCTGATGTCGTTAAAGAAGAAAAAGGTGTTAATGGTATTCATAACTTTGGTTATGGACATCAAGGTGGTGATTGGGTTAAATACTATCTGAAAAATGGTGGTTCTTTAACTTGTATCCATGAACCTCTTTTTGATAGAATGGATCTTTGGGGAGCAGACTTAGACCCGTACACTAACCGTCCTGAAAAATCAGCATGGATGTATTTCTGGGATTTGTCTGGAGATAAAGGCGAACCCAATATCCAAATTCATCCACGTACTAATTCGTTCTCAACAGGATATACATGTGGTACTTGGTCACCAGTAGGACCTATTGGTAAATCAAATCAATTTGTAAAAACTCAAGATTACTCCGGCTATAGTTTATTTGCAGAAGAAGAAATTATGGCACAAGTTCTTGATCCGTCCAAACTTGGATTAATCAAGTTCAAATACAGCTAAAAAAACTTAGGAAGGCCCGGGGCGTGTTTCGTTTTATTTTGGCGCCCCCGGCATCCTATCTTCTATAAAGAAAGTAGAATTGTCTTTATTAGAAAAAAAATATTAATTAATTAAAACAATGATATTATGTCAAAGAAAGTTATTATTAAGCCATTACCAAAAGATAAATGGCATAAAATGGGTCCCTACGCAGTTAAAGAAGGTCAAAGAATTATAAAAGCATTAGTGGATAGAAAGACTGGTCGCTATGCAACAGGACTTGATTATGAAAAAATATATAAAGATGATATGACAGAAGCCCAGTATTATGGGAAATTGATAGGGGTAGATTTGGATAATACATTTTGGAACTCAGAAGCTAATATGAACTCTAAAGAAAGAAAAGAATCTTTCTGGGAAACACGAACAGCACAGGTAGTTCTTGGACAGGAAACAGTAATATTAAATATTGGAACTCCACTACAATATGTATTATATAAATTATGTGAGGCACACCCCGGAATAGCAAATACGTTAAGAGAATGGGAAGAAGGAAATGCACCAGATGCAACACATTACATTTATAAAGAAGAAGAAGTTACTGATGAAAAAGCGTCAAAGGTAGCAATGAAACAACAAGCTATGATTATGGCAGCGGAATTAACGCCAAACAAACTAGCAGAACTAGTAACACTATTAGATAATGTTCCGCATAAATATGATAGCAAAAATATGCTTATCGTTATTTTAGATAAATATATTGAATCGGATCCTCGTTTGGTAATAGAATATATGAGTTTATCACCTGAAGACTTAGCTATGCGGTCTATGGTAATTGAAGCAATTGGTCTTGGAATATTCTATATCAAAGCAAGAATAATAATGTATTATGATATTGTAATTGGAGGAAACGTTGTTGAAGCAGTACAGTTCTTAAAGAATCCATCTAATATGGATATTAAGCACAGAGTAATTGCAGCAATTCAATCCGGTAAGATAGAACATCCAAAAGCGAGTGATATTGAAAAAACAGTAGAGTTCAAAGGAATTGACTTAAATGATTCAAATGCTGAATATGAAATTGAAAAGATTCAAGCAGTAGAAAATATAAAAGAAGAAAAAGACGATTCAATTAATGAACTTTTAAATTAATATAATCATGACAGTAGAAGAGATGCATTATGAATTTACGGTAAGATTTAATTCACAAAGTAGTGAGCAACAAAAATCTTATTTAATTCCAGAAGTCGACCAACTTCTGAATAATGCTATGGATATATTTATTAATAGTAAAGTATATCCACGCTTCTCACAAATAGGAAGTGCAGTAGAATCAACAAATAGAATTATAGATGATCTAAGAACTATTATAACTACTAAAAATGTTCATGTTAATACCGTTGGTGACTATGGCGAAATTGAATTAGATAGATTATTACAACCAGATGGAATAACTCCACTCGATGTTAATTTAAAATATTTAATTTCAGCAATAGCTTTTGTTTCTTGTGATGGATGTAATAATAATGAACCTGAAGAAATGCAAGTTAATATATTTAGACATTATGATAAAACTTTAAATAATACTATTTATAATACATCTTATAATTGGAGAGAGATTGTTGCTATTATAGAAGATAATAAATTAAAACTCTATCTTAAGGATCCTAATTACACAACCAATCTTATTTGCACTAATGCAAATATCAAATTTATAAGAAAACCATTACGAATATGTAATGGGGCTAATTTTGGAACAGGTTATTATTTGGGTAGTGCTTTTTATAATACTACTGATGACTGTGAGCTTCCTGAAAACACGCATAACGAAATTGTAGATTTAGCTGTAATGTTAGCGGCAAGAAATGTATCGTCAAGTACAATGCAAATAAAACAGCAAAGTTTACAAGAACAATTTACAATAAATTAAAAACAATTAAAACTTAAAATCATGGACACATTACAATCCGTTGAGGAATTTTTGGTCTTAACAGAACCAATAAACGTTACACCCGGCCAAACAATAGAAACTCTTACGGCTGGACAATTAGCATTTCTTGATGCTGATTCTTACCACGTATTATCTACTCTTGCTGGAAAAAACAAAGTATTCATTGCTATGAAATATAGCGAAGAAGATATCCGTATTACAGAGTGGCAAATAAAGAATACGAAGTCAATGACAAAAAAACAGCCAAGAGATATGGCTTGTGCAATTAAATCATTTATGGTTCCTTTCACAACTCTTGGTGCAGAAGATGCAGCAGCAGTTTCAGATGCAGCCGCAGGATACGTCTTACTTAATGACTATTATGTAAGAATACATGCCACTAATCCTTTTGCAGAAAATACACTTGCATATAATGAAACGATTATGGTACCAGCTGGAACTCGATTACATCAACTAACTACTGGTCTTAATAATGCCGACCATGTTGCTAATGTTCAGGCAACTGTACTTATTGGATTTATGAAACAATTAATTCAAAGATCTAAAAGGACTGTGTCTACATTTACACCATATCTTTGTGATATCACAAATGCAAATTTAACAGTAATAGATTCTGTAGGATCAGAATTTAAATTAGCTAATCTATGGGATGAAACACATCCAAATTATGGATTAGTTGCTACCGATATACATAATTATGCTATTGTATTAGTAGGTGGTTATTGTGATATCTCAAATTCTGTACATGGAGTTTATAATAAAAATTATCGTAAACGTAGGGTTTATGGTGTTGATATTTGTGATTCAGATTTTCAATATTCTTTTGGAAATATTGCAATTATGCCAAGTGGCACTAGTTTCTATAGAGATGAATTAGAAGCAATTGGTCTTGGTATTGATTTACAACAAGTAGAACTTTTTGATTCAGGTAATTTTGACAAATGGGGAACTCCAAATTATCGTTCAACTATAGATGGCGAACCATTCTATTTTGATTTCAAAACTAGTCCTAGGGTGAAATATATTCAATATATGATTGAATCAATCAATGAAGATATTAATGGTGAAAATCGTATGTATCGCCACCCTGTTCAATGGAGATTACTTGTTCCGGTAGCTGATGATCGTCGAATTGGTGGAAATCTTGAATCAATATTAAATAGCATTGATTTGACAGACATTACATTTAAAAGCACTGAACTCACTCCCGATAATAGTGAAGTAACATTTGCTGTCTTAGAACCTGGTGTATCAAGCCCTGGAGCTCCATACATTGAATCATAATAATTATATTTTAAAAGCCCGTGTTGAGACCCCCCTAAGCTTTTCATGGGCTTTTTTTAAAAAAAACTAACTTAATAAGAAAACAATTTAATATATAAAATCATGGACACATTACAATCCGTTGAGGAATTTTTGGTCTTAACACAACCAATAAACGCTACACAAGGCGACACAATCGAAGATCTTACAGATGGACAATTAGCATTTCTTGATGCTGATTGTTACAACGTACTATCTTCTCTTGCAAATAAAAATAAAGTATTCATTGCTATGCGGTATAGCGAAGATGATATTCGTATTACAGAGTGGCAAATAAAGAATACGAAGTCAATGACTTATCATACAGCAAGGCCAAATCATTGTGCAATTAAATCATTTAGGATTGCTACAACTCTTGGTTTAAATGATACAACAGCACTTTCAGATTCAGCCGCAGGAAACATATTATTAAATGACTATTTTGTAAGGTTGCATATAACAAATCCTTTGGCAGAAAATACACTTGCATACAATGAAACGATTATGGTGCCAGCTGGAACTCGATTATATAAACTAACTAATGGTCTTATTCCTGCCGACCATATTATTAATGTTCAGGCAACTGTACTCATTGGATTTATGAAACAGCTAATTCAAAGATCCAAAAACTTAGATGCTTCATTTAAGCCATATCTTTGCGATATAACAAATCAAACTTTAGTAGGTAACCCTATGCCAACTATCTCTTTTGATGGGGCTGAGTTTAAATCAGCTAATATTTGGGATAAAACAGCTGTGAATTATGGATTAGTTGCTAACAATATACATAATTATGCTATTGTATTAGTAGGTGGTTATGAAGATATTTCTCTTTCTGTTTATGGTGTTCATAATAAAGCTTATCGTAAACGTAGAATGTATAATATAAGCATCACCGCTGAAGACTATCAATACTCTTTTGGTCATGCAACTTTTACCGTTCCTTCGACTTTTACCAGAGAGCCGCAAGAAGCAATTGGGGCAGGTGTTGATCTGCAACGTGTAGAGCTTTTTGATTCAGGAAATTTTGATAAATGGGGAACTCCAAACTATGTATCAACAATCGATGGAGAACCTTTCGATTTTAATTTTAAAACAGACCATCAAAAAAGTTATATTCAATATATTATTGAAGCCTTTAATGAAGATATTAATGGTGAAAGTAGAATATATCGCCACCCCGTTCAATGGAGATTGCTTGTTCCGGTAGGTAATGATGCTGCTCCTATTTGTGCTTCACTTGAAAGTATATTAGACACGCTTCAAGGAGTTGATCTTATGTTTAGAAGCACAGAAATAACTCCTCGCAATGAAGATGTTGTTAATGTTCGTACTTTAAGTGTTCTTCCTGAAATCAAAATTTCGCGAACAAATATAGAAAGTATTATATACGATAGAACAGAACAATTTGATGGAGACTCTATTGGGTTTAGTGTTGTATTCGCGACAGGATATCCAGATTTAAAAACATTAACTTTTAATGGGGTTGATATTTCTGGTGCTTCTACAGGACTTGGAACCGCTTTAAGCCCTCTTCTTTTTTCTATAACTGTTGTAGATGGGGATAATGACCTTGTTATTGAAGCTGGACAAACAGCAACAATACTTGATACTACTTCAGATCCAAACGTTTATTCTGTTATACCAAATCCAAACTCTAATTTATTTGTTGGAGATACTATTGAATTTACCATTGTATTTGCATCAGGATATACAGCAGGTTCTATTATGTTTAATAATGTTGATGTAACTAATGATTTTGATCCATTAACAGGAAAGTTAGAAGTAGTTTTAACTACAGGGCCAAATGAAGATGGACAAAATGTAATTATAGTTACTGCTATAACAGCACCATAATCAATATTTAATTTTAGAGATTCATGATAGTTTTAACTCTCATGAATCTCTTTAAATTATTAAAAAATAAAAGCCATGACTGACGAATTAAAAGATATTATTAGAGATATGAGATATGTAATCTGTGGTTGTGGTTGTGTTACTTGTAATAACTGCAATGACCATAAGATAGAAGATATCTCAATGTTAGTAATACAAGCCTTAAATGAAATAAGGCTATATCCTACTGCATCAAACCTCCTTGACCAAACTGAATTTAATAATTTAATTGGACAATTATCTATACAAAAAGATATATATGGAATGTGTTGTAAAAATAATACATTTCCATTTCTTAGAAAACTTTTAGCATTAGAATATACCTCATTATATAAAGCAGCGATAATTGACGCAGGTGCAGATCCTATATTATTAGAAGAAGTTGAAGATATCTTTTTAATGAGTAAAATGGAAAATTGTTTTATTAATTGTAATGCAATATATCCATATCCATTCGACCCAAATACCTAACCTTATTTAAAGAATTAAAAATATTTTCTAACTAATAATACTAATAAAAATGACAGAAGTAACAACACTTTACGGACTACTTGCAGTGATTATAACATCTATTGGAACACCAATAACATTGCATTATTTACAAGGAAAAAAAAATAAAAAAATAAGCGACCATTCAGATAAAAAATTAGATGACCTAATTCTTAAAATTAAAGAATCAAGTCTTGCTACACAACGAATGGATATGGTTATATTTATGAATTCAAATCCATACGATACATGTAGTGATTCTCAAAAAACAAGGTTGCAAAAGAAGTATTTAAAATATCAGTCAGAAGGAGGAAATGATTGGTTTGATGAAGTATATGATAATTGGGTGGCTGGAATCTCTAATGCTTTTACTTCAAATGTATTAAAAGAATTGCTTTCATTTTGTTCAATTCAACATAATCACGAATTTCAAACAATAAAAGACAAGAAAAAATAAACATGAAAGAATTTATTAAAAATATATTCATAAGCAGAAGCGGAATTTCTTCAAAAAGAATACTTGCTTTCTTTTTAATTGTTTTTCCTACTATTGCAGCAACTTGTTTATTATTAATACCAAAACTACATACGGCAT